AGATAAAGCACGGCGTCATTGGCCCTGACATTTTCTTTGCGATGCACTTGCCGCATCAAGTCTTGAAAACTTGAACTCATTACTTCGCCATCCAGCACCATTGGCTCTGAAAACGTGGATGCGTTTACTGCCAACTCTGCTTTGATGTGTTCGAAGTTGGCTAACTCCTTACCATTACGGCTAAACTGATCCACCCTACCAGATGGATAAACAACAGTAAGAACTCTAACGCCGTCCAATTTAACTTCGATCCTCTTAGTTCCTTGTACCTTGGACTCGTGATTAGCACTATCATGAGCAAGTTGACAATCAAAAACAGGGATAATATAATTTGAGCCATATTTCTTTCCAATCTTGTTAATAGTTTTTTCGCTTACGCCACAGCGTAAGTCCTTGATCAGTATCCTACGATACCAACGGTTCCACTCTTCTTTCCCGGCACGGGACATCATTTGGTTTACCATGTCGCGTGCCGCGTTGCCTGTAACTTCCCGATTAACAAAACCTGTGATAGCCAATGTAAAGGCCTCCCAAGGCAGACCAGGACCATCCTGATCTGTTTTTTCTGGAATCTGTTTTAATCCAAAAGTAATCATCGAGTCCAAGGCAAGCCTACAACCCTCGAAAAACTCTAAATTATTTGCCAGTGCCTGCGCTTCAATGATTTGTTCTTTGTTGGTACGCAGATTATGACTTTCTAACGCACTAATGACTTGCCAGGGCCGATCCATTTTGGACGCTCCGAATTTGTTTACAATACTAGTATTATAAGGTATTTGGGATTTGCTGTCAATAAAAAAGGAGCCCGATTTGGCTCCTTTATTTTGTAATCTTTAAGTATTACACGTTAGCATAAGTTGTTTCTACTGTGGTTAGGTATAAGCTGGCATACAAGTTACATAAAAAGGCTAACGGCGTTTCTTCAGAATATAATCCATAACCAAGATGTACATTTGCATTTATCGAGGCATTTTCAGTTAAAGTTAAACTTGTATCACTTTCTATGGATTGAACTGTTCCGACTAAAGCAACAATATCCCCTACAAATTCTTGTGCTATGATGTTTGCCCCAATTTGGAGATTACTAGTAAAAAATGTGCCGTAACCAGTAACAATGTTGGAATCGGTTGTTGTTGATATGTTTCCAGGTGTTGGGTCTTCAAAACCATATCCTCTATTAGCGTGAAGTTCAAATTGAGATTGGCTTTCCCATGTTGTGACAAGAGTTGTCACAGACTGATCATCGCTTACAGTAACTTCTTCACTTACGAACCCACCTGAAACAACGTTTACAACATTTTCCATGTAACTATCAACTACTTCTTGTGGTGTTTGACCAGCGACATCAGGAAAACCAGATAAAACATTGGGATCTAACGTACTTAACCAACTACTAAAGTCTGGGTCGCTTACATTACCTTTGGTACTTACTTTAGTAACAACAAATGCCATTCTTATTTCTCCGTTATAATTATTTATGGTTATCTATGTGCTTGCACCTAGTTCTAAATTTAAACCCAGGGCAAGTGCAAGTTAGACCAGTCTCGGTTTTTTCCACCACATAAACATCACCCTTACTTCCTAGAACTTCCCATTTAGGGTTGGCGGACTGCTCTTCTTCGGGAATACGATAACGCCATTTATTTGGAACTACCTGAAACTTTCGGCCCGAAGCACTGATACGAATTGGCTTACTGAAAGTTACCACAGACTTTTTGCCCACAGGAACGTAGGCGTACATTTTAGTCTTGTCATCACTAAGCAGGTACGTATGGTTAGGCGTACTGTCTGCCCATTGGGTGGTTTCTTCGAAGAATTTCATATCGACTCTTTCTATGCTATTATTATAACATCAAGAGTCTTTTTGAGCAAGTACTACTTTAGTACTACTGTAATTTGAGCAAAACTAACAGTGCTTCGTCCTGATCCCAGAACGCCCAAAACCACTGTTGATGTGTATCTGTGTCTAAGAATATGGGACTATTTTGGTAACCGAGATCCTGTATTTCATTGTTGACAGTATCCCAATTAAACCAAGTTGAATTTCTGGATCGATGTTTATCGTATCTATCTACAACACTGAATTGTAAAATAACAGCAGGAGGGTTGTCTAAATACCTTGCCTCTTGCCGTTGCTTCTCATAGTAAGGAATGTGCGAATCTAACCACTCTTGCCAGTCTATGATCCGCACAGTTCACTTACTCTCCTGCTTCGTGTGCCGCCAATGCTTTTTGGAAACGCCCAGCGTGGCTACGTTCAGCCTTGGCCAGTGTTTCAAACCAATCAGCGATTTCGTCAAAGCCTTCTTCGCGAGCAGTTTTTGCCATACCTGGGTACATGTCAGTGTATTCATGTGTTTCACCGCTAATAGCACTTTCCAGTGCTTCTTTAACAGTTTTAGCAGGCATACCAGTTGCAGGATCGCCAGCGCCGCCATCGATCAAATATTCCATATGACCGTGTGCGTGTCCAGTTTCACCTTCAGCAGTACTACGGAATAGTGCAGCCAAATCGTTTTCACCTGCTACATCTGCCATGTTTGCAAAGTAGAGGTAACGACGGTTTGCCTGACTTTCACCAGCAAATGCTTCTTTAAGACTCTGTTCTGTTTTGGTTCCTTTTACGGATTGTGCCATTTTCAATTTTCTCCTTGTTGATAAATCAGTGTTTGTACTGAGTATTTAGTATTGTACGTTCTGCCTACGTTTTTGTCAATATTTGTTTTATTTCGTTATAGTTTTGTATAACTTTGATGGTGGCAGGTGTGCTACCACGCTCATAGGGTGCCGGTACTGCCTGCCATTCTTCTTCTTCGACATCGCTGGCAATTACAACTGTGTATTCGTGCCCATCACTGCTGTACATGTCAACAGTTTCCAAACCTAAAACACTGTCTGCGGCTCGATTTAACTGTGCAGCCAAATGTTTAAGTGCTCGGGGTTCGCCCACAATGTAAGCATCTGTCTTTGGTCCCGAGCAGGGATAGATGTGCAGTCTTGATTTTATATTCATTTTACGTGTTTCACTTCGCTAAGTTGAAATTTTTTGTGCTTGTATACTGTAACATATTCTGTGTTGTTTTTGTAGCCTAATTTGCCCAAACCCCACACAATTGGCTGTTCGTGAAAACTGGTAGCGTGTGGTAGCACTACGTCTAAGTACTTGCCGTTGCCTGTACCCAATGTAGCAAACGTAATATAATCTTTGGGTCCACTTTTGAACACACGATAGTTTGCTACCAATCCGCAGAATTCTATCTGTCCTGGTCTACGTATTTCCTTGCAGACAGGAATGAATCGACTGCTACGCCAACGACCTGAGTGCATCAAGTCATCCACTTCACCGCCTTCCATGACAGCAGGCACTGCGCCTGCCAATTTGGCTTCCTGCCAGTAGACCCAACGTGCATACGATCCCTGACAGTGCTTGAGTGCGGCCTGCCAGAACTGTTTAGGGTTATGTACTTTCTGATAGGCCAGAGCCCATATCAGTCTACCCAGGTTTATGGCGTGTGCTCTGCATAAGCCAAAGTGGCTGAGTTCTTTAAGAGCCAAGAACACGTCGTCACGTCTGGGATGATCACCGACCAACTGCATGAACTCAAACATTTTTTCTTCGTCTTTTTTGGCAAACGCTCTGCGCCACATGTCTGCAGTATATTGGTCACAGCCTAGGATTTCACCTATCAGTTCTATGGCATCGTCTTCAAACACTATAGTACCTTCAAAGTTGTCCTTGCTCCAGTCCTGAAAGAAACTGGCTTTGCGTCTGCCCTGTGTGGCCACAGGTCTGATCAGTGCAGTAGCCAGCACGCAGTCCGAACGTGACTTGGGCTGTATGGCGCGAAACAGTCTACGCATAGCAGGCGACTCTGCTTGTGTGACACCTAAGATTTCTCCTCGGCATAGCAGTTCACTGGTTGCTTCATCCTCTTCGGGATAGTCCATTAAATCCCGTTCCTCTATTTCCCACAGTTGACTTAGGCCGCGGTTAGCCAAGATGTCTATTTTAAAATGTTCCAAGTCTTCGATTTCATACTTGTCTAACAAGATTTGATTTTCTGCGTTGATAAGACTTTTGGGCACTGCTCGGTCAAATATTAAAATACCGCCACAGTGTTTGCTGATGCAACGTTTCTTGCCTAGCAGTTTGTTGGCTAACCTTTTGGCATCTTCTGCGTACTCTGGTACTACATCTTCTAACTTAAAGTTGCGTTTTAGTTTGCCTTTGGCGCCGTAGCGTTTGGCAGCTTCACGCAGTGCAGACTTTTCCTTGTAAGTAACATAGTTAGACACTCTGGCACTCTGTCCAGGCCAACGTCTGAAGATTCTGTTCATCACAGTTTCCTGTTGCCAGTGTGGAAAGTCTAAGTCAATGTCTGGTAAGTCATCACGCCTGGGATTCATAAAACGTGATAGGGGTATGCGTTCTTTAACAG